GGGTCTACAGTGAAACGTATTAGTGATAACTTAGGATTCAACCCTATTGCACCAACATCTATAACCTTTACAGGCTCGCCTATGACTTATACTAATAATACTGGAAACACTGTAATGGGGGCGCTGAATGGGGGGACTATAAGTTCAGTAACTCTTGAAGGATATGGTATAACTTATATTTCAAGTATGACAATACCGATTCCACAAGGAACTTCTCTAGTTGTGGCTTACACTGCTGCACCTAGTTTAAATATTTTTGGGTTATAAATAACCCTTGACAAACAATATTTTTATGTTATAATCCAAGCCATAAGCAAATAGAAAGGAGTGGGATGAGTAGCTATTCAGAGTTCTTTTTAAATTCAGCAAGTAGTGTGGTTCAATTGGAATTGATTGAAATCTCCCACCCTTCCTTCTCTCAAACTTATAGAATTGTTCGTAATAACTCCGAAGGTGTTACAGTGATTGTAGAGGATGGTAGTAGCCAATTCTTTGAATACTACCCTCTCAAGATTACCTACAACGGACAGAAGGATGACTTAGATCAGTCTTTCAATATTACCCTTGGTGACTTAGGTGAGATTATCCCTATGGAGCTTGACAATATAGCTCTTAGTAATACATTCCTAACTAAGCCAACATTGATATACAGAACGTATAGAAGTGACGATTTAACCACACCTTTGCTAGATGGTTTTAACATGCAGATACAAGCATTCTCTTTCAACAAAGAGGGTGTGACATTTGAAGCTAAAGCCCCTAGTATTAATGTGAACTCAACAGGCTTGACATACACATTAGCTTCCTTCCCAATGTTGAGAGCCTATCTGTAATGGCTTTCGATGACTACTTCAATAGAGTGTACAATAAGAACACATACAATTGTGCTCACTTTGTTTGTGATGTCTGGGGAGATATTACAGGGGATGATGTCAGAGAATCGTTTAAAGGTTTCTTGCTACCCTTCAAAGAGCGTACAGCTACGTTGGGTATGCGTCACCAATTTAAACGCTCTAAAGAGCTTCTAGAGCCTTGTATAGTGCTTATGTCAAACAAGACTGGCACACCTCACGTAGGTGTATACACTAAAGGTAAAGTTTTACATATTAGAGAGTGTGGTGTTCAATATCAACCTTTAGATATGGCTACATTTGGTCACACATACAGGAGATATTACACATGCTCACCAAAGGAACAAACAATGTAGTTTTAGCTCTGAATAGCTTGGAAGAGGATACATGGGAGAGGTTTGAAGATGTTGGAAATGTTATTGATTTTCTTCAAACTAAGTTCAATGTATTTCCTGACAATGCTCGCATCTACCATGAGTGTGTAGCAGGACAGAAAGATGTCACTCCTTGGGATGAAGCTAGTATAGCATATCTCCTGAGTTTAGAGGGAACTTTCTATGTAGTGAATTACCCTGAAGGTGCTGTAGCAATTATTGAGATTGTTCTGGCTGTTGTAGCGGTAGCTGCTGCAATCTTTCTACGTCCTCAGATACCTACATTAAGTAATAGAAATCAAAGTAGTTCTAATAATGAGCTTTCAAACAGAACAAACAAAGTGAGGCTTGGTAGTCGTATTCCTTCCATCTACGGCACTGTTAGTGCAACTCCTGATTTGTTATCTTCCTACTCTGTGTATGAAAATAACATTGAAGTTGAGTACGCTTATATGTGCTTAGGTAGTGGATACTATACTATCGACCCTTCACAGATTTATGACGATGCTACAGCAGTTGCTCACGTATCCTTATCTACGACAGTGATTAATATACCTGGTACGAGTGTTTGCATATATGACCCTTACACTTCACCTAACTCCGGTATGCCTCGCATTACAGTGGGTACATATATCCCTGACCCTGTGCTTATGGCTTCACGTAGTACAAGTGTTAATGGTCAAGTATTACGTCCTCCGAATATCAACACAGTGGTTGGTGTGAATAATATTTATTTCACATACCCTAATGTTGTCACTATTGGGGATTCTACAAGTGCTTTGGATTTTACAGCATTCTTTAATGTAGGTGATAGTGTTGCAATCACAAATGCTAATTACGCCGGTGCTGCAACTAAGCCAGAGAATATCCGGTTTGAAGCCTCTACAAACACAGTAAGATTTTTCTCAGGGAGTGTCCCAGGTGGCTTATTAGTAGGTAGTAATATCACTATTGACTTAGCTGTATTCTCAGCTTCAGGTGATGCATTCGACTTGTCAGGAACCTACTTAATAGATGCAGTTAATACAGACAATATTGTACTAGATAATCCGATAGCTGTAAATCCTCAATGGAATAACTTAGCTTCTGATTTTTCCAGTGGAATATCTACATACAAAGTTTGTAACATCACAGCAATGTTCTCAGGTGGCAGTACAGATTTATCAGGAACTTACACAATAGTTTCTGTAGCTCCACATGTTATTACTCTGAATAACCCTGTCTCTGTAAATGCAGCTTGGGGCGGCTTCACAGGGAATACTCCTACAATTTCCCCTACATTGGCTACGACAGGCCAAACATGGATTGGACCATTTATTGTCTCTCCTACTGCTGTAGGCACAAGCACTGTTAATATTGAGCAAATATGGGGAAATTTCATTGCTATAAATGGGTTGTACAAGGACGATGGAAGTAATCAATACGCTGCTGTATGTACGATACATCTTGAGATAACACCTTTAGACGGTAGTGGTAATCCTGTAGGAGCTGCAACGTTTCAAGACATACTCTTGACAGGCAGCTCAATAGTTAGGTCACAGGTAGCAGGGACATTGAAATATGTATGCCCTCAACCTGCTGTCAGTTTTAGTGTAAGAGCTGCAAGAGCTACTAACACTGACACAACGTTTAAAGGTAATGTAGTTGATGAAATTCAGTGGAGGGATTTGACAGCAATCATCCCAATACCACAAGCTAATTTTGGTAATGTAACCACTGTGCATAGTGTGACACAAGCGACAACAGGAGCCTTAGCTGTAAAAGATAGAAAACTGAATATGATTGTTACTAGGAATCTTCCACAATACCTAGGTAACAGTATATTCAGTACAACACTTTATCCTACAACTAACGCAGCAGATATTATGTCAGCAGTATGCCTAGACCCTGTGATAGGTAATAGGACAGTAGCAGAAGTAGACTTTGATAGTATTTATAACACAGTGGGTAGTGTAGCAAATTACTTTGGTACAACATTATGTACTGACTTCTGCTACACATTTGATAGTGATAATTTATCATTTGAAGAGACATTAGCGACAATAGCTCACACAGTTTTCTGTACAGCATACAGACGTGGTAGCAAGATTAAACTGAGTTTTGAACAGCAAACTGAGCAATCAACTATGTTGTTCAATCACAGGAATAAAGTACCTAACTCAGAAACACGATCAGTTAGGTTCGGTATTGAAAAAGATTATGACGGTGTAGAATACACATGGGTTAGCCCTTTAGATAATTCTACACAAACATTCTACATACCTGCCGACATGTCAGCAATCAGCCCTGAAAAGATTCAAAGTCAAGGTGTACGTAATGGTACACAAGCTTCCATGCAAGCTAATCGCATCTGGAATAAGCTAAAGTACCAGAATGTTACAGTAGAATTTGAAGGATTGCAAGAGAGTGATTTACTATTGCTGAATGATCGTATTCAGCTCACTGATAGTACGAGAGTTGGTACACAGGATGGTGAAGTGTTAGGACAATCAGGGTTGACATTAAACCTATCACAACCTCTTACACTAACTGACGTAGCTGGTCTAACCATCTTCTTGCAGTATTACGATGAGAGTGTAGAGAGTATTCCTGTGTACGCCACAAGCGACCCTTACAGCGTTATTCTAAGCAGAGCACCAAGAATGCCTCTGTACTTAGATATAGACGCTTGCGTAAGAACAGGCTACATCATCACCGGTAATTCTAGCAAGACACCTTCAGCCTACTTAGTGCAGGATAGAACACCACAAGCTAAGATGACTAACAAGATAACTTGTATCAACTACGATGATAGGTATTATCAGAACGATCAAGATTATGCTGACGGATTGATAGATTTAGCTGGTTTGGCTGTAACACAATTGACGACAGAATCGGGTGTAGGCTTAGCAACAGAATCAGGAACATTTTATATCAAGGAGTAACTTATGGCTGGTGTAGTAACTTTTACAGGTCTTAATCCCGCTGGAACATTATCTGGTGGGGAGATTGTAGCTGTAACACAATCTGGCTCAAGTGTACGCACCACTATAACTGCGATACAAAATTTTATAACAAGTGCTTTAACAACATCCTCTGTAGCTGAAGGGACTAATCAGTATTTCACACAGAGTAGGGTGTTGAATGCAATCTTATCTGGCTTTAGTTCAGCTACCAATAGTGTTGTATTAGCCACTGACAGTTTATTGGTAGGTGTCGGAAAACTGCAAGCTCAGATAACATCTTTAGGAAGCTCAAAGGTATCTGTATCAACTCTTGGAGTTGCTAGTGGTACAGCTACATTAGATGGTACAGGGTATTTAACAAATGGTCAGATACCACCTCAATTAGTTGGTGGGATGAACTACCAAGGGTTATGGGATGCTTCCACAAATACACCTACCCTTACCTCTGGTGCAGGTACTAAAGGGTACATCTACAAAGTGAGTGTAGCTGGTACAACAGCTCTAAACGGCAATAACTCATGGAATATTGGAGACATGGCTGTCTATAATGGGGCATCATGGGACCATTGGGACGGTGTTAGTGCAGAAGTTGTGAGTGTAGCTGGACGTACAGGGAATGTTGTCTTAGCTTATTCTGACATAACTGGAACAGTACCTACATGGAACCAGAACACTACAGGAACAGCAGCTACAGTTACTACGGCAGCGCAGCCGAATATTACGAGTGTGGGGAGTTCGTTGCAGGTTGGTAGTGGCAATACAGGAGGTGTATTTCAGCCATATAGCGGCGGTGGGTATTTTTCAATTTATCCTGCTGGCATAACGCCGTCAACGACCAATTTTAGTTTGGCTGTTAATCAAACATATGCGACGCTAAATGCATCCACTCAATCTGGGCTTGGTGTTGGCGGGGTGCAAATTTTAGCTGCTACTTCAACAGGTGTGGCGGTAACAGGCACACTATCCACAAGCGCTGACGCAACTATTCATGGGGTCACTGTAGGGCTGGGTGGGCAATCGGTGGCATCAAGCACCGTTCTTGGGTATGCTGCAATTCCACTTGGGACAGGCATTAATAATGTGGCCGTTGGGCAATACGCTGGAAATTCACTAACAACAGGTTTCTCGAATACCATAATTGGAAATCAAGCCAACGCAGGTGGCACAACAGCAACAAAAAACGTTTTCGTTGGGGCATATGCAGGAGATCAAACTTCTACTGGCTCAAACAATGTGATGATTGGGTATCAAACAGGATATGCGACGGTGGGATCAATAACCACGTATGCAAACATTACGGGTTCTAATAACACATGGCTCGGCATGTACTCTGGTCCTGGCACAACAACCCAATTGAGCAATTCCACAGCAATTGGCTATGGCGCTCTGAATCTGAACAGTAACGAGATGGTGTTGGGGAATTCATCGCTTACCAGTGTGACTACAGCTGCTGCTATTACAGCAACAGGAGGCTTCACAGGCACTTTAAACACAGCAGCGCAACCTAACATAACCTCTGTAGGTACATTAGGTAGTCTGGCTGTCACAGGGGTTTTGAGTAGTGGTGCGCATACGGCAAGTTCTATTACAAATAACGGTACAACTACTAATTCAGCATCGTCAGCAGGTATTGAGCATGGTTCTACAACTATAGCAGGAACTCCTTACATAGATTTCCATAGCTCAGGTAATAATAACGACTACGATGCAAGGATTATAGCTAATGGAGGTACAACAAATGCAACAGGAACCCTTACTGTTTTTGGTTCTAGTTTTGTAGTGACTCCACCTCTCACTGTAAACCATATTATAGGTGGTAGTGGAGCCCCTACAATAGCAGTAGGAACTGGTGCAGGAACAAGTCCTACAGTATCAATCTCAGGAACAGATTTAGCTTTCAAGATTACATTAACAACAGGTACATTACCTACAGCTTCAGCAACAGTTTGCACAGTTACGTTCAACACAGCTTACGGTGCTTCACCACACCCGCATTTAACCCCTGCTAGTGCTAATACAGCACTACTCTCAGGTGTGACAATGGTGTGGCCTTCAGCAACAACAACAACTTACGTTCTTAACTCAGGTACAACTGGCTTAACAGCAGCCACTACCTATGTTTGGGAATGTGACGTAATACAATAGGAGAACTTATGGGAACACCAATTGCAACTAATCTAGCTATCACACGTTTTGGGGTTAATGAAGATTGTATTAATACTTTTGTGAACACAAATACACCTTACACGACTAACACAACTCCGTCACAATCTGTACAGAGCTTGCCCTCTTTCATAGCTTCTGCACAAGCATCAGTTAATTCTGCTGTACTGTCTTTAGCTACAATCAATAATAAAGGGGCTTGGACAACTGCAACAGTTTATGCTGTGAAAGATATTGTCTCAGTTACAGTGAGTTCTGTAGTAACATGGTATGTATGTATTGTCCCTCACACGTCAGGAGCAACCTTTGCAGGTGACTCTGCAACAAAGTGGGTGGTTTATCAAGGTGTTACTACAGCCACACTCTCTGGAGCATCAGGTTCAAACGTTGTAGGGTTCGAGCAAGCAGGTAGCAGTCTTGTCAGAAGTGTGCAAAACAAACTCCAAGATTTTGTCTCTTTATCAGATTTCCCTGGCGCAGACCCTACAGGTATTTCGGATAGCACAAGTGCACTTGTATCTGCACTCTCCGCTGGAAAACCATTAATACTCACAGGTATTTATTTAATATCCTCGCAAGTTACTTTACCTTCTAGTGGTTGTTCTATACAAGGGCTTGGTAAATCTACAGGTTTTAATTTTACAGGTAGTGGTGGACTCTCTTGTGGCACTATCGGGTCTTTTTACAATTTCACAAACTTTAGTTACATTGTTAATGGCTCTAACCCTGGTATTTCTTGCGTGTTCCCATTTACTGCCACCCCTACGCCTTCAGTTTGTATGGATAAGTTATGGATAGCAGCAGGTAGCACAACTACAGCTTCATCCCTGCTACTGTTAGACACCGTCAGAGAAAGCACTTTTTCTAATTTGTATTTCTCAACGGGTATATTTTTCCCTAATGGATTGATGATACAAAACCAGTGTATAAATCTGGACTTCACAAATATGGTGTTCAGTACACTATTCAGTTCATCAGGGATAACAATTAATGGGAATAACACGGCGGCAGGTTGCCAAGGTATTAATATAACAAACGCTATCCTCATAGGTAAGCAAACAGGTGTAGTATTACTCAATAACACAGATTGGATTAGTTTTGTTAATGTTCAAATAGATAATGTCGTTGCTCCACTAGAGATAACAGGTAATCATGCAGAGCTACGTTTTACTAACTGCCAGTTTGGGGCTGCAACGCAAGGGTCTCCTAGCGTATCTGTAGTACAATTATATGGCACTGGAAGAATTAACAAGCTAGTATTTGAAAATTGTAGTTTGATAAACTATGACGGAACTAATTACTGCGTATCTAATAATAGTCCAAGTACAATGACAGTTGTGAGTTGGTGTATTAACAATTGCCAACTGCAAGCATCTTCTACACAATTCGGTATGGGTGCTCCAGATGCTTGCAAAGGAAATTCCGTAGTATCCTCAACTACGACTTATAATATTATTTCAAGAGACGCTTTTAATACTTATGCAAGTGCAAATCTACTAACACCAGGTACTATGGTAGTCACTACAGCACCTATTGTAGCACCTGTTAATGGTTATATAGATATTGAAGCCATAGGGACTAACTCTAACAATGACACCACGACAGCAGTGCTCTCTGCAAATATTAGTGGTATTCAAAACCTAGTATTAGATGCTACAGGAATATCTTATTACGGACTAGGTTTATTACCTATTGCAAAAGGGCAATCCGCAAGTATTACAGCAGGATTTACATCACCTTCGGCAGGGAGTAAGGGTATTTATATCAAAGCAAGGTTTGTACCCTATAATGAATGACACCTTAAACCTAATCCTTTCAGCCTCCGGTGCTGTAATCCTTAGTGTCTTGGGTGTCGCTTGGAAGCTCCTTCACGGAAAGATTGAAGCCATTGATACAGGACTTCAAAAGAAAGCTGATACAGATCATCTACGTGAAATTGAGACACGCTTACAAGCTGACCTACGTTATGCTAAAGACACTAACGATCATCTGATAGAGAAACTTGAAATCAGACACTCTAAAGAGGTTGATGATTTAAGCAACAGACTCTCTGATAGAATAGAGAAAACAGAAACTAATATCATGGCTCAACTATCCCTTATGCTGGAGATAGTTAAGAGCAACAAATAATCAGAAGAACCAATAAGCTAACACAGATTAGCACAAGTAATTCTACCCAAAGGAAAATAATATGTCAATGCAATATTCAGGAAATGGTTATAAGCTAACTATGCTCGCAGAAGGAGTTAGGCTAAACTCTTACAAAGATGGAGGTGGAGTATGGACTATTGGCTATGGTCATACATTAGGTGTTACAGCCTCTCAGAGCTGTACACAAGAGCAAGCTGAGGCTTGGCTACACCAAGACACTCAGAGCGCTGTAGAGGCTGTAAATAGGTTTGTTAAGGTTGTCTTAAATCAGAACCAATTCGATGCTCTAGTAGACTTCACATTTAATTTAGGCTCAGGTAACTTAGCTCGTTCTGGCTTGCTCATCTTCGTGAATAAGGGCCAATGGATGAATGCTTACCATGAGTTTATTAAATGGAATGAATGTGCAGGGAAACCTGAGCCTGGCTTGACAGCACGTAGACAAGCTGAAGCTACATTGTTCGGTAAAGTGATTGTATAAGGAGAATGACATGGATTGGAAAAGTTTTGTAGGAAACATTGCACCTGTGATAGGGACAGCATTAGGTGGTCCACTAGGCGGAATGGCTGTCTCAGCTATTGGTGATGCTCTAGGACTATCAGCAGCTACAGAGGATAGTGTGAAGCAAGCTATTACAGGAGCTACACCAGAACAACTCTTAGCTGTGAAGAATGCTGATGCTGACTTTCAATTGAAAATGGCTGCATTGGGATTTGACCATCAAGATAAGATTGCAGCATTGAATACACAAGCAGTAGAATTGGATGTACAAGATAGAGTGAGTGCTCGTAGCCTACAAGTGGCTAATAAATCCTCTGTAGTTCCTGTTCTCTCTTATGTTGTTGTAGCAGCTTTCATTGCTATGACAGGCAGTACACTGTTAGGCTTCAGTCATATTGATGGAGCTTTAGCGGGAACCTTAGTTGGGTATCTTTCAGCTAAGTGTGAGCAAGTATTGAGCTTCTATTTTGGCTCAAGTGTTGGTAGTGATCGTAAGACAGAATTGTTAGCTCAAGCTCCAAGTATTAACACAGCTAATAATTCTTAGTAGTGAAACGTGAGCATTGTTGCAAGGTGCTCTTAACTCGACAATTCCTGTAAGGGTATGTTAATGCTTGCCCTGCAAGGAATATTTATATGAATGTGAATCTATGCCAGACTCAACTGCTACTTCGGTAGCAACAGGAAGCCCTCCAGCTTCAGCACTAACTCTGGCTACGCACGAGGCTAACTCTCAAGCTCGCGCTGACGCTATCACAGACAAACTCTCGAAACTAAACAAAAACATTCATGCTTCTATCGTTAATTTAGGTAGTGGCTCAGTGAGTGGTATTGGTAACAACACACAAGTTCGGTAATGTCAGGAAGCCTCATAGAAACATGAGGCTTCTCTTTCCTACATATTACCTTTAGCTTGTACAGTGAAGTCATGGAAATCTGCTAATACCTTTAGTAGATTTTCCTGACCTACTTGAGATTTAAAATACATAGGTAAATAGTCAGCATGTTGCTTTACCCATTCTTGCTGCTCTCCGCTAAGGCTATTCATAAGAACGTCTGCAACAGGAAGTAGCTTACCAGCCCATTGAGATAGCGATTGTAACATCCCTAGGCTCATGCCACCACCCCCGATTTAAAGTACAACATTTGTCGATTAAGTATATCTACCTTATCTTTATGATACTGTGCAGAGATAGCTTTCTTACGCAACATCTTATCTAGGTGTAGCTTCAAACTAGCAGAGCCTTTCTCTAGGGCTACTGTCCTATCTGAAACTGTCATACAGTTTAGCGTATTAACTTTCAATTCCATAAC